GTTCAATGTTTAGTAATTCTTCAAGTTTCTTTGTCATATAGATATTTAGTGTGTTATTTTATTCGAGAATTAAATTCGTTTTTGTATTTTAGGGTGTATTTATTTTTTCTTTCCATTATGGAAAATGTCCATTTCATTTATAACACGAAATTGTATTCCTTTATTTTTACACCACGCACCTGCTGCCGCCCACTTAACTTGATTTTTTATAAACTGTGCTTGGTTGTATGGATTCTTTCCAACTTTTTCTTTAAGCATTTGATTTGCGGGTTTAATTTCTACCATCTCAACATGCTTCTTTCTATTTCTGTCTGTATAAACAATTAGAAAATCTGGAACATATACTGTTTGTTTTCCTGTTAGTGGATCCCTGTATGGTATCTGTAACGGCTCACTTGCCCATTGTTGTATTGCTGGATTATTATCGCAAAACAACATAAATGTATATTCCCAGGAACTGCGATATGTTGGATCTTTTGAACCAACATATTTTTCTGGGTTTTTTACTTGGTATGTTCCTCTAGCGGCAGATCTCATTATGCAATGATATGTCTTGCAACTTCATTAACAGCTACAAATTTATTCGAGTATCCTAGGAAACTTGTTTTAAATCTGTTGTGGTTAATAATTTCTGAAACCAATGCACTTAAGGTTGGCGCATCTAATCCTTTTAATGTATCTAGTACATACATAGGATTAAAGTTATCGGTCTTTGCCTGAGTGATAATAGTTACTGCAATTGACTGTGCAGAGTCTTGTTCAAAGCCCCTGCTGGTAAAAAATCCAACCATTGCATCGAACTCAGCGGCCTTTAATTCTAGCGGTTGCGAATAATATGTATTAAATGCTTGTATTGTGGCATCACTACCTGTAAACTTCTTTTCATTTGGAACATTTGTATAACTCATATTATTGACCTGTTAGTTTACTTGCTACGGTGTTTGTAAGGTTTGCTAAATTAACATTCCCCATTCCGCCGGCAATACCAGACTGAACTGAGCCGCCTATACCTGCTAGTCCTTGATTTGCATTTGCGGCTACATTATTCATTGTACCAATTAATAATCCTTTTGCTTCATTGGTAATTGATGCCGCAGTTAATTGTTGTGCATTTTTTACTACTTGGCGGCCTTTTAAGAAAGCACCGATAAAGTTACCGTCCTCTAAGTCTCCTAATACATCACCTGCGCCTGCAAGCACTCCGCCTTCTCCAAGTAGACTCTTACTACCCTTACCGCCGATACTTAGTGGGCTTGGTGAAGTATCATAATAGTTTGCAATGAACGCACCAGAGGAAGATCCTTTTTTAATTTTACCGTAGTTATATATTACACTTTCGTATGCTAGTTGCATCTTACTTGATAATACTTTGTTTCCTGAGTCCTGATCTAACGTATCGTGTGTCCATTCAGTAACTAACGGATTTATTAAAGTGTATTGTGTAAATTTATGCTGATGTAACACGTAGATATCGATACTACTAAAAAATGGTTCGGATTGACCGTTGTTTAACCCGTAATTAAAATTAGCAACAGGGTTTCGATATTTGGTATCTCTGTATGATGCCGGCACCGATACTGTTGAGTTAGGACCTTGATTTCCTTTTAAGAATCCTCCAAGATATCCTGCAACGCTTGAAATTATATTACCGGCAGGACTAGTAGCTTTGCCGGCAGTTGTTCCGCCGGCACTATCTGCATAATAATATTTGTAATAGTTTGTCCATAATCTTGTAGTTAAATCACTATTATCATCGTGAAAGTCAACACTGATAGGATTGTATTTTATATTTGTTTGTATAACAGTTTTTCTGTTATACTGATTTAATGTTTCTGTATGTAATTGAAATTTTGGAAGATCTAATTTCTTTACAAGTAACCCAACTGTCTCCGGCCCTTTGTTTTTACTCCAGGCAGGATCTTTGTCTTTTATTGTTGGGTTGATATTAAACGAGACAAAGTATAGGAATCCGTGCTTAGGTGCTCTAGCGTAAGTATCCCTAACATAAAGCCTATCGGCATGTTGGAAATCTTTTAATTGTGGCTGGCCAGTATCACCTAAAAAGGAATCGGTTGCGCCGCCAAGGAAGTTTGTAAAGGCATTTGACATAACAATATTTATGTCAATAAAAAAGCCCGGTTACCCGAGCTTTTTGTATTTTAGTTACTATTAACCAAGTGCTAGTGTACGTACTGTACGGCCAACTGCTTGACCAATACCAGCCGGAGCACCACCAGCGCCGTATTGTAATGCATTATCATAACAAACTGTTAACGCAATATCCATCGGATCTGTTGCACTGCCGTAATCACCACCTTGATAAGTTGCTTGTTTAATCCAGCAACCTAAGAATGTAAATGATTCAAGTACAGTTGGTGTATTTGCACCATTACCGCCGTCTAACAATTCTACGTTCATTGTGAACTTGTAATCAATACCAGAAGCCGCAGAACTTTGTTCAAAGAAGTCAAATTGTTTCTGTATCTGATTACCAACTAATGTTGTTACGCTATTACTTACATCATCACGCAATGTAACTTTAGCATCGGCCCATGAATATTTTCCAGCTAACTTAACTGTACTGTTGTACACTGGTAGCTTGATTTCTTCAAATGACAAATCTGGACGTGATACGTTCATAACTTGTTTAGTTAATTCAGTAGCTGGGGCACCTGCAACGCCAAAGTTGTCGAATGTAACTCTAAAACGGTATTTTAACTTAGGCATTAACAGACCTTGAGAGCTTGCGCTCTGCTCTGTTGCTAGAGGTACCGTGAACCTATTTAAACTTGAAACTGCCATATCAATGCTCCTTGTCCTATATATTTACCTTAAGATCCTGAGCCTGTTGACAGGCTACCTAAATTGCCAGAAGCAATTGCACCGGTATTCAAGATTCTTAATGGGATGTAGATAAATTCTACTGCTTTAACTGGTTCAATAGCAATGTCTAACCATAACTCTGAACGATCAATTCTAGACGGTGTGTTGTTTGTAGTATCGCAAACTGTAATAAAGTCATTTAAAGCACGTTGGCCTACTAACTCTAACATCAAACTATCTGCCGCGGCTTTGATTTCTCTACGTGTCTGTGCATCATTTGGCTCAAACAAATATGGTTTGGCCAAGATTGATAACTGTCTACGTAAGTATGCTACTAAACGTGCTACATTAATACGATCCAATGCACTAGCGTTTTTAGCACGAGTCTTTTGTCCAAAGTTTACAATACCAACTCCTGGTAGAGTTGTAATTGGATTAATAGCTACACCAGAACTTTGTAATACATCGCGTAAGCCTTGGTATAATGCTGTTGTTTTAAACTCGCCAGTTGCACCATCTACATATCCTACTGATGTAGCATTGTCAACACCGCCGCGTCTTGTACCAGCTGGAGCAAACCATTGATAGCTAACTGCGTCGCTGTTAGTAATTGTACGTAACATCATATGACTAGGCGGAACAACAATCTTATTACCTGTGTTGTCTGTTGTTAACCCACTTGGGTAGAACATAGCTGTATAGGAATCATAAGTTACTGCACCTTCGTCGCCGTTGTCGTAAGCTAAGTTGCTGTTTAGGCCCCATGCTGTTAGATCAGTACCATTTGGTTTTAAACGGAATGGTGTATCACCAACAACAAAAGCTGTTTGGCCACGATCTGTATTTAGACCTGCCATATTTGCAATTAACTCAGGATAACCAGGAGTAGCAATTAGATTGAATACCAATGTATCTGTATCACGAACTGATTGACTTGTGTCAACAAGAGCCTTCAGTGCTTTAACAACAACTTGACGTTGTGCCTTACGACCAAAAGAACCTGTACCATCTTCGTTATTTGTACTTACTGTTACCCAACGATCAACTGCATATCCGCTCATACTTTCGGTATTACGTGGATTTGTAGCATTTTTGTTGATGTAGCCAGTGTGATATTTTTTAACATTGAATCCACTGCGACGTGTGTTCCATAAACGTGTACCGCGTGGGTATAACGCTGGATCTGGCGCATCTGGGTCTAAGTAGTTGCTTATTAATAATTGTGAAATTGTTGCTGATGTTGATTTTGCACCACTTGTAGACCAACGTGCATCGGCAAATACCCAACCATCTGGAGTAGTTTGATCTGTTGGATCTTGTTGGATCCACTTATTGCTAGATGCTTGGAATACATAAATGTCCATACCAAACATTTCTGGATCTGCTGTGCTTACCCAGATATCACCATCTACTAATGGAGTTCCACTGTTTTGTGTTGTTGGTTCTGTTGCAGAAACAATCGGCCCTAATGGGTCAGTTCCTGTATTGTAAAAAGGACTGTCAAATGTTGTTGTGTTATTGCCATGGAAATTGTAACCAACCCATGAATGTCCGTTATGAACTAAAATATCAATTTCGTGTAAATTGCTATCGTACCATAATGTACCATCAGCTGGTGCAGTTACTGGAGCAGTTGGAATTGCTTCG